GTCCCCAAGAAATCAAAGATACCATGAGCGCCGGTCAAGCAGTCGGATCGCAGGGGCTCAAGACTCCGGTCCCGCAGGTGCAGCTGCCCGACGCAGACAGGCATGACAGGGCCTCCGTCACCGTCGCTGGCAGGCCCGTGGTGACGTCCTGGTCCCTGAAATATGTCAACGCTCCTGCGGCGTACAGGGCCACTGCCCAGGCCTACTCCTCTGTCCAGGCCCATACTCTGGACAGGGTCGTGAAGGCGAGACACCTCCTTGCCCCTTACCAGGGCATCAGGCTGGGCCCGGTCATGGACATGACCTTGCTCAGGCGCTCGGGCACGGTCTCGGCAGATCAGTTCGCCCTGTGCCGGGACTGGTACGAGGAGGGAGTCAGGCACGCGTCCAATGTCATCTCCGTGATCCAGACCTGGAAGGCTGCGGAGCGGTCTGGCAAGTCCGACGCCGAGTTCTTGCTCGAGATAAGGCTCAGAGGGGGGATGTCGCAGGCGACCGCGGCCAAGACCCAGATCACGTGTCCGCCCAGGAGCACGGAGTCGCAAGATGCAGTGGACTCCTTCCACAGCAGGCTCGATCACTTCCTCGCGATCACGGCCCTGGCACCGGACCTGGCGGAGTCCCTGAGGTCGACCCTGCTAGATGTCGACTCAAAGTACGATTCCCAGATGCCCTCACCGTCCGACATCACCCTCCTGAGCAGGTTTCCGAGTTCCGAGGGCCGCCTGGTCTTGTACGTGGTGGACGCCACGACATCGCAGGTGGAGCTGGCCAGGGAGAAGATGGAGTCCCTGGTGAGGGAGTCCCTCGTGAGATTCTCCGGGCTCGATGTCCTGGTCATGCCCGTGATCCTCAGGCTGCAGACGGCCTCCTGGAGGGCAGGGCACGCGATGTTGTCTCCCTCCCTGGGCCTGGACGTGAGCACGGTATCTGAGAATGACAGGGCTATGCACGCCCTCAGTGTCGCGCTCATAGAGTCGAGCCCGGAGGCGAAGAACCTCCTGAGGGCGGCCCTGCACAAGCAGATTGACCCGGCGATTGACTCCATCTTGGACAAGATACTGGACAAGTCCGCTGCCCCGCGCCAGGTCGAGGTCGAGGTCGTTGAGGTTGTCAAGGCCCTGACAGCGGACCTGGCCGTGTCCGGACGCAGCTTCCTGACAGAGGCCCTGAAAGCGGTCGAGTCCCACAGCAAGACCCTGTACGGGCTCCTGGGCAAGCTCGAGTCCACTTCACTGGCCCTTGGCAAGCCGGCGGCCGTGGACTTCTTCCAGTCATGGCGATCGGGGATCTCCTATAGCATGGACAGGAACGACATCAAGAGGGCGCCCCCGATACCGCTCGCGATGGGGCACAAGGAGTCGTCCCAGGCCTCGTCCCTGACCAAGTACGATTTGGTGTTCTCGGTTGTGCACAGGGCGCTGTACTCGGGAGAGAGCGAGGCCCCGATGTTCGATCTTGGCGCTGCCGTCATGCTGGACGGCAGCACGAGGCTGATAGTGCACAGCGACCATGTCGAGTTCTCGAGGTCGCAGTCGAGGGACACGCATTTCGCGAACGGGGTCGTGGCATATGTGCTGAGGCCCCAGATTCGCCGGAGATCGAGCATGCTAGTGGTCGGAGGCGTGGCCACGGTCCTGTTGGCGTCCGAGAAGGCGGACTACAAGGCGCACCCGGACAAGATCCCGGCAGGGGGCAAGGTTCTGGAGGCGGACACGGTCGAGAAGGCGCCCCATGTCCAGATCCTTGTGAACCCCGTGTACTATGACGACCCGTCCTTCCTAAGGTTTGTACACAGGAGGGACACGCAGAAGACCAAGGCCAGGGCTCCCGAGAGGAAGGAGATCTCGGTCGAGGACGCGGTCAAGGTCTGTGACAGGTACGAACGCCTGATAGAGGACCTGGTCCTGGAAAGGGACGAGGCAGAGTACCACAGCAAGCTCTCGTCCACCTTCGCGGGCAAGGTCGACTTCATTTTCTCGACCCGGGCCGCGCCCCAGTTCTCTCACGCGTTCGGGAACGTGCGTCCGATGACGGAAAACAGATATGCCGACCTCGTGGACGCGGAGGCGTCCATCTGCAGGGCCATCACATCGACCTTGCACTCGAAGCTCCAGGCGAACACCGTGACGCTCCTGAACTCCTCCACGCACGCGATGGTGGCACTGGCCTTTATCAATGCCCCGGCCGAGCACTTCAGGTCGTGCCTGGTCAAGACCCTGTCCCTGAGCAGCATCCGCCAAACTGCCGAGTTCGACCACGCTGACATGATCTTTATGGAGAAGGGGGCCCTGATCAGGACGCCGCTAGTAGGCGTGACCGAGTCCAGTGGACTCCCCCTGCCCAATTTGCACATCTCAGGGAGCAACTGGGACACGTGGGACAGAAACCACATCGAGTGGATGCTGGAGCGGCACGCGAAAGTGGCCGTGAGGTCGACATCTCTCGTGTACTCGAGGCCGAGCCTGTCATCGGGCAGGGACGGGTGGAAGGGGTGGGACTCCGTCTCGGACTCGGACGGCCCAGAGTACATGAAGCGGGAGGTGCTCGTGAACTCGAGCGGGTTCTTCAGCAACCGCCAGCAAGTGACCATTGCAATGGGGGCGCAGAGGTACTTGCACCAGAGCCTGGGCGGCCTCGAGACAGATTACCTGGCCACGGTCAAGAAGCTGGCTGGGATAAGGCTCAGGACCCTGGGCGAGACACTGCCCACTCTGAAGATGTTGGGCACGTACATTCTCGGGGTCACACTAAAGCTCGCGAGCCCGAAGGAGGTCCTGCGCAGCTCCAATCTGGAGACCTTCAGCGTGATGCCGCACTTGCTCAGAGCATCGAGCGATCCCGCGATCAACACCTCTGCATACTTCGCGTACTTGCAGTTCAACGTGGAAAAGCAGTGGAGAACCCCCTACGAGGCTTTAGATGTATTGGCCATCTGGAAGCAGATTGACGCGTACCAGTCCGCGATGGATACCAGCCCCGAGATGGTCCTCGGTTTCACGGACGCGAGCATGTCCCTTATCAGGGACGTGGCCATGGACCCTGACAGGGCCGCGGGCTCGGCCACGGACATTGTGCGGGCCCTGGCCGAGAACATTTCCCGGGGGATGGTCGACATAACGACCATCATCCAGTCCATTGGCACTACGCGGCTAGAGAAGGAGAAGACGATGAGCTTCCAGGGCTGCAACTGGTTCGAGCTCATGGTGTGCATGGACCTCAGGGCAGAGGTCGGGACCCTCGGGAAGGTGGAGGAGTTTCTCGGGAAAGACCTCATGGACTTTTTCTCGATGCGGGGCGCGATAGACGAGACGGAGTTCACTCCGCTCGGGACCGTGAGGTCGTACAGGAAAGCCTCAGCGATGGTGAACCTCCTCGCGAGACTGGTAGATGTCGGAGACAAGACCTGCTGGCCTGAGAAGCTCGCGCAGGCGATAGAGGCAGACCCCTCGATATATGTGGATCTATACAGCCTTCTTCTGGGCAGGGGGTGTGGCCGGATAGACCCCGAGCCCCTGATCCAGCTCAGCGACAAGAACCAGCCCGGGAAAGGCCGCGAGATCTCGACCTTGAAAGTGGACTATGGCCTTGTGTGTATCTTGACCGAGCTCCTCTCCAAGCGATTGAGCGCGCTGATCCCCGAGGACATGATCACCTCCTCGGCAAAGATAAAGGAGGTGGACAAGGTGGTGAAAGATTCATATTCCAAGAAGCATTTCGCTGAGGGGGTCGAGCTCATCTTCTTGAATCAGGACAAGAGCAGCTTCGGGCCCAACAAAAGGGCCGGCTCCATGCTCATGATGGCGGGCGCGCTCTCGCCGGACACCCTGACCTTCAGCGTCTTCTTCGACGCTATCGTCACCTCGAGGAGGAAGACGAGCAGGTACCCGCACGGGCTCATAAAGGAGGCCCTCCGGCCGGCAGTGCAGCGGGACGTGAAAACGGGAGTGCCATCCGCCACACCAACGACCCTGCCCGACTGGACACCGTTCGACGAGAGCACGACCACCGGCAAGGTCATGGCAGAGGTGTCACGGCAGTACCACGGCTTGGGCAAGTACGGGGCCGCGGGCTCGAGCTGGGTCACGATCCCGGAGGGGATGCCGGGACAGGGCATAATGGGGGTCTCGTCATCGATAGCGCACTCCGCCGTGCTCCGGTACATGAAGAAGGTCGTGGCAAGGAAGATGGGATGGAGCATGGAGATGAGGGTGACATCGGACGACTCCATGTGCGCGATCTCGCTCAGGTCCGAGTCAAAGGCCCTTTTCGTGAGGTCGGCGAGAAGGGTGGTCGCGTTCTTTGCCGCGCTCGCGAGCTTGATCGAGAACGAGGGCAAGTTCGTTCTCACCGCCCACAAGCCGGAGATGAACACTATCTACTACCAGGGCCCGGAGGTGATCCCTGCATACTGGAAGTTCATGAACGCGTGCACGGCCCTGCACACGTCCGGGAACATGTCCGAGGACCTGCTCCATTGCTTGTCCAAGGGCAATGACGCTGTCAAGGAAGGTGCCAGTTTCTTTGACGGGGCCTTGGTCGCGGCGGCGAACATGGTCCAGTGCGTGGACGCGCACCGGGGCTGGACGATGTACTTCAAGGCGGCATCGGAGTTCATGGAGAACACTTTAGGAGGGATGTCAGTGGAAGATGCCAGGAGGAGGTGCGTGGTCTTCTTCCCGCCAGAGATCATGGGCATCCCGCAGATCGACCCCGCGAGCTCGATCATGTCCCCCATGGGGACCCGGACCGGTTGCGCGCTCAACTCCGCGTTGTCGGACAGTCTCTCGTCCGCGTACTGCAAGCTGGTCGCGCTCTCCCCACTGCGGATGCCAGAGGCAGAGAACCAGGCCTACACCACCGACTCGGAGGCGGCCGTCTTCGCGGCCGCGGGCGATGTGTGGGTCTCCACACAGAGCCAGGGCAGGGAGGGCCTCACGATGTTGAGCACCTTCATGTTCAAGTCCATCAACGGCGTCAGGTGCCAGCTCAGGAGGAGGAAGGGGACCCTGCGCCTGGCTGGGGAGTTTGGCCCGTACCTGACCTCGAGCCGCCCCAAGATCCAGAGCGCGGGCGATACCACGAGCCTGGGGACCCTCCTCACCACGATGCTCGTCAACCTGAAGGGGCCGATCTCGGTGGGGGACGCGGACGCGTCCCCCTTGCTCCAGATGTCAGACCTCATGCACTCGAGCAAGAGGCGGTGCCTGGAGGTGGAGAGAGGGTCGCCCATCGGGAAGGCCACGGGCGCGGGCTGGAAAACCCCGAAGGAGTTGTACATGTCCCTGTCAGAGGGGAAGACCGCGTTGAAGGTCCTTGGGAACTTCGAAAGCATGCTCGAGGCCCTGGACGCGGCCCCTGCGGCTGCCCCTGTGTGGGCAGAGGCCCTGTACTCGTGCCTTTTGGAGGAGGCTATCTTTTCACGGGACTATTCAGCCAACGTGATATCTGCAGTCGTCAGGAAGGACCTCTCGAGCAATATATACAGCGAGCATGAGAAGGAGGGCAGGAAGCAGCGCAAGGACATGTATCGTGTCCTGAACATGTCCCAGAACTCGAGAGGGGAGCTGGACCGGACGGTGATACTCGGCGGTTGCTTGTCAGAGTGCCTGAGCCCGGCACATTACGCGGACCTCCCCCAGGACATGAAGCGGGTCATGGTCGGTTTCCCGCCACATGGGCAGCTCGGGGTCTTGGACGCGATCACGGCCGCGAACGCGATGATGAACAGGATCATGAGCTCGTTCTCGTCAGGCTTCTATCTCATAGGGAACACCTCGAACACGGCCCTGGACGAGGAGATGGCAAGGGAGGAGTGGATTAGAAACTCCTACATGCGTGGGACGGAGGCGTCCCTGCCATACCTCCCGAAGCGACAGGTGCACCTTGCAGGGGGTGTGTCCATGAGCCTGGGCACGGACGTGGGCGAGAGTCTGAGCGACTCCCTGCAGGCGACCGTGCAGGCGTCCCTGTCCTGCTGCCTCGGGGGAGACATGACCCTGGACATGCCCCTGATAGGGAGCTCGAGGACTGAAGTGGGCATGCCTCGGGACTATGGCGTGGAGCGGTCCCAGGACAGGCCCACGATCCGGAAGGTGGCAGTTCTCATGGGCACGAGGCAGCACGCGCTGCTTGCAGGGGCATCGCTCGCGCACGTGTACCTGAGCCTGGACTCTTGGGAGAGGGTGCTCCTGAGCGGGACGAGGATAGGGTGGACTGGAACCAGCTCGTCGAGGATGTCGCTCAAGGGCCCGATGCACTCCACCGTCAACACCGTGTCCGCGGGCAAGAGCTTCTTCGTGAGCACGGTCGTGAACACCGACAGGGGCGAGGCCGTGATGAAGACGAGATACTGGCACACGATAATCCAACTGGACAGGCGCATGCAGATGTCCACGCCCTTGGCAGAGATCAGGGCCATACCCGAGCGGCAGCAACGAGTACTGGAGTCGTGCCAGACAGGGTCCATGTTCTTCCTCGGGCAGGATGACGTGTTCATGAGGATAACATTGGACGCGTCGCAGCCCATGGTCTGCGGCATGTACGGCACCTCGATCTTTGTCGCCAAGGCCCCCACGTTCCTGAAACCGGTCCTGGTCGGCGGCTTCGCATTCTCATCTATAGAGGTCTCGCCAAGTCTCCTGACCTCGGTCCTCTCAGAGAGCCCGGGCCCGAACCTGGCAAGTGAGGGGCCCGATTCCTTCGCCTTGGAAGCGAGCCGGGACGTGTACGGGGCAGCCGCTCTGCTCAGGAGAGGAGACCTGCCCATGGACCCGAACAAGGCATACGCCACGGGCCTGGAAATCGGAAAGCACCTGAGGGAGAGCGCGAGCACTGAGGAGGTCATGCGCCTGATGTCGGTCGTAGTCAACTGCATCTCCAGGGGCGGGGCCCCGGGGGGCCAGCTGAAGAGGGCAGTGGCCTCGAGGGAAGAGCTGGGAGACCCCAGGGAAAATGCGGAGGAGCTGAGCGAGGAGCCGGAAGAGGCCCCTGACCCTCAACAGGTGCATGCCACGAAGATGGCCGATATAAAGGGGATGCTCCACAAGGGCGACTGGGCCGACGACGAGGTGGAGAGCAGGTCAGATGCAGGGTCCTTTGGAAGGATAAATGTCGCGGACGTGATAGAGGCCCATGACCAGGAGGTTTCCGCGAACGACCTCACGATGGCGTCCAGACTCACGAGGATGTCACTGAAAGATGCCAGGTCAGTGGGCCTGGAAATGGCTCTCCAGATGCCCTTTGACGGGAACCCGACCCTTTTCCTGGCAGCTGGAATGTGCCTGACCCTGTCCCGGGACCTGGTAGCTACACATGTTACTGTGTTGGGCCCGGGAGGGGAGCCGTCCTTCTCACACAGCGGGTGGGAGGACATGGGGCCGACCGGGGTCCTCTTCTCGCGCATGGACCGGGAAGATGAATTTGGTCTGAGGCCGGGCATTCTCAGCAAGGAGAGCTATTCCATGACCCTGGAGATGGCCAGGATCGGGATCCGGCCCTCCGGAGAGCTCGCGAACATGCTCGCCACAGCGGAACACCCCACGACCATGGAGGAGGCCCTCTCCGGCATCTTGGGGAGGGAGGAGGCGGCGAACATGCCGAGTTTCGAGGACGTGCTCGCGAGGCTTGGGATGAAGGGGGTCCAGCTCAGGGAAGAGGCCGAGACCATGGCCAAGGGAGGGTACGAGTCCGAGTGAGCGTATTTTTCCTTTATTACTGACGCCGAAGTGGTCCTGGCCATGGCTCTGGAGGTGCTTCTCTCCAGCTCTCACGTCGTGCCCCCCCTATCGGCCCGGAGCTCCTTCTCGAGGCTTGCCTTCATCATGCGGGTCTGCTGGAGCGTGCTGTGGACCCATTCAGGCAGACCTGTCACGGCAGCTGCAGGGTGGGGGCTCGGGGTGTTCAGACGGGAATTGAGCCCTGACAGGGCATTCTCCACTTGCTGGAGAGAGGCCACGGCATTTGCAAGCCTCGCTGCCTGGTCCTGCATGGGGCACAGGGACCTGGGAAGGACCGAGACGGCCGACTTTTACTTTAAAAATACGTCTCCCGACTTCCTGGAACTCCCCTTGCTCGTTTTCAGGGAGAATCCCGGGAGGTGGCTGACGAACGTTTCGGTGTTATGGGGAC